TCGATTGGCGACCAGTTTGTTGATGCCTGGAAAGACACGGCGAGCAATAACCAGGAGTACACGTATCCGTACCAGCTCAACCACATCGGAACTGTTGAGCTGCAGGATGGTGAGGTCCTTGAGAACAGACCTTTCCTGCAGGCACACTATGCGCATCCTTTCGGAGTGCAGTTCTCGCATCAGAGAGCATTCCTCAGATGCCCGAGTGGACTTGCAGTTGGCACATACTATGTGACGATCGAGAGCGCATGGGGAACACACGTAGGCGCAGGAGACATCGTATGCTTCACGACCACTGTGGCGGTCCCGGAGGGCGGCAAGGTCGCAGGCATGTACGGAGCGCCTGATCAGGCAAAATCCAACTGGAGGATCTATACATATTCCGCAGATGGAAAGACGATCCTCGAGACGATCACGCCGACATTCACAGCGTCCGGAACATCGCTCGGGACCATCAAGGCATCCGTCAGGAACGGAGATCTCAACTCGATGCAGGAGACAGCATATGGCTGGAACCGCTGGAGCACATCCGCACTGAGGCAGTATCTGAACTCCGCTGCGGCAGTCGGAGCATGGTGGACAGCTCAGGATGAATGGGACATCGCTCCTGATCAGCTTACAACGAAGGCGGGCTTCTTAAGCGGATGCCCGGAGGACTTTGTGGAAGCACTGAAAGTTGTAAAGGTAATAACATACCCGAACACCGTGAATGATGATACAGGCGGAAACACGCCTGACATCACATATGACAAGGTGTTCATTCCATCCCTTGAGCAGATGTACTGCGTACCACAGAAGGCAGGCGAGGGTGAGTATCACGAATACTGGAAGAGAAGAAGCGGACTTACAAGCCCGAATGCACAGTACAGCACGAATCCGAACATGATCACATACGCAGTAGAGAACCACACATCGGCTCAGTACGTTCGGTTGCGGTCTGCGTATCGTGGCAATGCGAACTATACGTGGTATGTCAGTTCGAGTGGCTATGTCAACGGCTACTACAACTCCGCGAGCTACGCGTATAGGTTCTCTCCGCTTGTGGTTTTATAATCTTGAACTCTGGAAATCCCCGCACCCACCGGATGCGGGGAAAGGAGATAAATTATGGCAGTTATAGTGCAAATATAAAGCACGAAAGAAAGAAGCTGTATAAACTGGTTAAGCTTGCCAAAGACGGCAAGATAACAAAGGAGAAGGCAGACGAATGCTTCAATAGTTGGTGCGCAAATGCCAGTAAGGGCAACAGCCACAATCTCTTGACGCGAATGACTAATTACTATGATGATTTATGGAAAGGATATTCAGATGGTAAAGATTCAAAAACCAGGAATGCCACTTGATAAGCAGGCGGAACAGGAACACGCTGCATCCGTTGCAGAAGATGTAAAGGCGGTGCAGGACTACAACATTATGATGGGGATCCTCGAAGATCCTATGGCAGAAGAGGAGGTCCAGTAATGGAACATTCACCAAAATTTGAAAGTGTAAAAAACTATTATGACGCAGGCAGGTGGAAAGTCCCTGCTGTAAGAAATGCAGTAGTTAAGGGCTGGATCACCGCTGCTGAATATGAAGAGATCGTAGGGGAGCCTTTTGAATGAAACAGCAGATAACCCTTGAAGGTAAAGACGTAAGGTGCATCATAGCAAAATTCCTTGATGTGCCCGAAGAGCAAGTGATCCCGCTGCGTTACAACTTTGCAGTTGAAGGGCTCACTATAGAGGAGATCGAGCGCAAGCTTGAAGATAAGTAATGGCTGCTATGGGGTGGCAGCATATTAACCTCCTTCATCTATAAACACGCATCAAAGGCCGGGGAAGTTCCTCGGTCTTTTTTGCGTGCTTATATTATATGTAGAAAACTGTGTTTTGGTGCAACAGGTGGTGCAACACCGAATAGGTCAAATTAGGTCAGGTTACGCCATTGGGGAAATGCCAGGATAAAAAACAAAAGCACCGCATTCCCTTGAAAATGCAGTGCTTTGAGGTGGTGCGCGCGGAGGGATTCGAACCCGCGACCTACTGATTCGTAGTCAGGACCCAAATGCCGATTTTTCAACGGTTTCAGCCTCTGGTGCAACACCTGGTGCAACATAGGCATTGATAAGGTCGGCTGCATTGTTGAAAGCGGCCTCGCTCCTGTGCGTGTAGATCTGCGCTGTCACGGATATGTTTTCGTGTCCCATTAATTCTTTAGCTACGTTGATAGGCACCCCTGCGGCTTGCAGATCCGTGCCGTATGTATGCCGGTAGCAGTATAGCGTGAGGTCATCACCGACAGCGAATGGAGGGAGAACCTTACCCTTGAAGGTCTTGCATCCTGCAGCCTTATTCATCTTATTCTTATAGACCCGGAACATCCTCTGCATTGATGAAGAGGTGTACATCCCGCCTTCGGAGTTGGTGCATACCAGTATCGAGGTCCTCTTTTCATTCCTCAAACGATCTGCAAGGACTTTCGGAATGGGAACATCTCGGTACCCTGCGGAGGTCTTCGGCAGCTTGACAGTTCCGTCTGACTTGAGCGCCTGCCGGACGTGTATGACGTTCTTTTTGAGGTCTACGTTCGACCAGGTGAGTGCAGCCACTTCACCCGGGCGCAGGCCACAGTACAACATGATCAGTACGAAGGTGCCGCCTCGGTACGTTTCTGCGACTTTTAAGGTCAGTTTGCGCTCCAATGGAGTGATTGCCCGCCTTTGCTGTTTTCCTTTGCCAGAGGGCTTTTTAAGGCCTTCTGCGGGGTCTTTCAGAGCGAGGTTGTTGTAGTATGCCTCACGGAATATCTGTCTTATTATGTCATAGATCTTCGCTATATAGCTGTCGGAATATTTCGTTGTGCCGACCATTATTTTCTGCAGATGTACCGGCTTGACGTTCTTGATCTGCATCGTTCCGATGTCGGGTGTGATGAAGTTATCCACAACAGCTTTTATGTCCTTATACTGCTTTGAATTGACTGTCGGCTTCTTGTATACTTCGAGCCATTCTTTTGCCCAAGCTGAAACAGGCATGTTTTGTGTGATGCCTCTTCTGCCTTCCTGCAGATCCCGAAGACGGAGGGCAGCCTTCAGCTTTGCTGTGTCTTCGTCCTGTGCCCGGACATAATATCTTTTACCTTCGAATGTGAATGTCTTTGTAACCATTAGTCTATACTGTCGATATTCATGGAATAGCCCATAACTTCGCCCACGTCTGTGATCTGTCCCTTAACAGTGACCGTGTCACCTTTAGACAAGCTCTTAACCTTTTTAAGTTGCTCTTCTGTCTTGATCGTGCAGTGAACGCTGTCAAAGGTATATTCATTATCCAGCGGCTCCAATGCAATATACGAGCCATCCGAATCAATAACACTCAGCCTTCCTGTGACGGACACATATGCATCGTTGTATTTTTCTTCTGCATTTGCTGCATTCTTATCCAATTCAGCAAACATCTCATCAACCGTGACTGCTGTATACTCGATGTTTTCTTTTGAGGTCTCTTCAGAACCGCCGCCTCTTGAGCCTAAACCTCCGAGAAGGACCACGATGACCAACAGCCAAAACCACACTCTCTTATAGATCGGCTTCGGGTTCTTGCCTCCGCAAACAGGGCAGACCTTTGCACTCTTTGCTATCTCAGCACCGCAATGCTTACATATTTTCATCTTATTCCTTGCCATGATCACTCCTCCTTTTAATCATTATCGAAAAATTCGCCAGGCTTAAACTTAAGAACGTCTGAAATTCTAAAGATTAAGTCGAGGTTAGGCTCTCTGGAGCCAAGTTCATAACGTCCGTAGGCCACTTGACTGATGCCAAGCTGTTTTGCGACTTCTTCTTGAGTGAGTCCCAAATTTAACCTACGTTCCTTGATAAAATTTCCATATCTGATAGAACTATCGCTCATTTTCGTATCCCCTTTCGCAACATTATAATAACACACGACTAACCAAAATGGTGTAAAAATTTAAAAATAAGGGTTGACACATAGACCGAAACGGTTTAATATTTGCACATAGGGGATAGACCGAAACGGTTTACCACAATATATTGAGAGGAGGAAATATGCAGGACACAAATTACAAACTGAGGGCTTGGATGGGTGCAAACCGCATTTCAGGTGTCAAAATGGCTGAAATGATTGGGATGCCTTATGCAACATTCAAGTATAAACTGTCGCAGAAGTCGGAGTGGACGTTCTCGGAGATCATGGCGATCATCGACGTCACCGGCAGCAAGTTCGAAGAGCTGTTCGAAAGACCATAATATTTTTTTACTGTCAACTAAACCATAACGGTCTATTTGTATACGAAAGGAGAATGAGATGTACAAGGTGGAAGTAAGTTATTCGGTAATTCTGACATACCCTACACTTGCAGAGGCGCAGGAGGCGCAGGAGTGGCTGTTCGCAGGAGGAGCAGATAAGGTGACGATCAAGTTCGTGCCGATAGAAGAGGCAGCGGCAGAAGAGGAGGCATAGACATGATTAAGGCAATACTCGCATGGACAGCACTGGCGGCGGCATGGTTCGGTTTCGGATTCTACATAGCGACCGCCGTGCTGACAGCATGAAAAAGTGGGATGTCGTGGGGGATATGCGAGCGTCCGTCGGAGCGTTCCCGAACATCTCGCAGATAGCGGAATATCTGCACTGGTCCCGCGACAAGGTAAGGACGCTGGTAGCCGGACTTGACTACGTTGAGACCGGCAGGAGCAAACAGTATTTCGTAGTAGACGTAGTAAACAGATTGATGGAAGTGAAAGGAGTCGATTAATGGGAAAACACGATATCAAGCCCGCAACGAGCGGTGAGGAGTTCCTGCAGAACAAGATTCACAGGCTCGAAAAGGAAAATAAGGAGCTCAGGGACAAGCTGGTATTCGCAGCCAAGACGATAAAGAAGCTCCAGGAGCAGTGCTCCAAGATGAGCAAGTGGGCAAGCGAGATCGAGGCTAATGCTCAGGACGAGATAGCAAAGTGGAAGGGCAAGGCGCTCAGTCTGGTGGATGACTATGTGGGAAGAGAATGATCATATCGTACTTATCAGATCTGATGGCTCTGTAGTCTATGAGGACGGATGGGAGCCGGAGGAAGAGCCCGACATCATAAAAGTGTGCGATGTCTGTGACTGCAGAGAATGCCCAAAATATGGCGATGACTGTGATGGAGATTTTGAAGATGAAACAGACGAATAAAAAAAGGAGCGGCACTCCCGAAGGAGCACCACACCATCAAAGACAAATTAATGGTACCACACCGAGCGAAAAAAGTGAAGCTGAAATGTT